TAGAAGAACTTATACCACCGCTTACATCCACTCCGTCAACATATATTTTGACGTTAACAGACGCATCATAAGCATAATTTACATAAATATGATGCCAAGCACCATCATTATAGCCAGCAACAGTTGAATACATATAATTGTTACTGTCTTGCATCACAAGAATTCTACCATCACTATGAACAGATACTTCCATGCGTTCATAAACGGAATAATCAGCGAAACCAACTAAATTACCATTAGCAGCCGCAGAAGTTTTGAACCACAAACAAACAGAATAACCATAAACAAAAACATTACCAATATTAATATAATTATTCACGCCATCAAACAAAGCACTTGGCTTAGCATTAGGAGAGGTTATATTAACCTCAACTGCTCCTGCTGCCATTTTATACTTCCCAGATGTTTACAATTATTACTTGCAAACCATTCCCTGAAGAGCACATTAGCCACTTATCTGCTGCTGTGTTTCTCATTGCTGTTACTGCTGTATCTATAGCTGCTGCGTTAGCATCAACTACTTGTACTGTTACATCTCCTGCTCCCATTTTTATTTCTCCGTGATTGTTAACCTTAAGTGTAACAATTCAACATCTGTTGCTGCTGCTGTAGTGACAGTTATCAAAAAATACAATGCTTTAGTGCAGTCTACTGTGTGAGGTACTGCTACTGCTGTGGTTTCATCAACCAAATAATCAGCAGACTTAGATATCTGTGTTCCAGCCTGAACTGATGCAGTTGTGCATCCTGTTGCTACTGGTGTCATCTCTTTCAACTCATAATCAACTGTTACTGTGTTAGCAGCGCTCTCAATTTGTCCAACAATTCCCATTGAAGTTATTATATCTCCTTGATGTAGGTTTGGAACACATACAATCCATGTGTCTGCTGTTGAGCTTGCTGCCACAGTTAATATGCAGCCATCCACTCCAGTCTTAACAAATCCTACGTCTGTATTAGCACCTGGATTGCCTAGTCTACAAGGATATTTATATACTTGTCCTGTTCTTGTCTTTGTCATGCCAGAAGTAATCATAGTCCCTCCACTAGAAACTACTAATTGCTTGACTTCCAATGCTGGTATTACATCTGTTGCCATTTTATGTTTCTCCTTATACTCCAGTTATACTACAAATTGCGTTTGGGTTTGTTACCTGTAGCTGTCCTACTTCAAAAGCCCTAATTGTTTGTTTTATTCCTGGGTCATCAATTGTTTTAACAGTTAATGCTGCTACTTGTTTCCAAGTACATGCCTCATTGCCTATTACTACTTGTGCTCCGCCTTCTGTAACTGAGTTACTTGAAACAACTGTCAGTCCAAGTAATCTTCCAACAACACCATTTCTAGTTACGTTGTCAGTATAAAACTGTCCTGCGTTCCTAACATTAGCGTTACCAAGTAATTCACTTAGATTTGTAGGATGTACCAATAGGAATCCTCTCACATTAGCATCATAGTTCTCAATTTCTATCTGTGCTTTAGCATTTAAAATATCCTGAATAGGGTCTCTATCTGCCATAACTGCATTGTTCCATGTTGCGTTAGCTGCTGTATTAGTTCCTGCTTCACTCAAAATACCAGCTGCTATAACTGCGTCTACACTTTTAGCTACTGCTCTTGCAATCCTAAGCAGTGTTCTTGCTATTATTGGAATGTTACTTGTCTTAATATCTTCCCAAGATATAACTGCTTCCATAGCGTGCTTAACGTTACGTCCTGATGTTTCAGTCCAGCTAACTTCTCCATAAGGAAAGTTTGCTAGTCTAGGAACTCCTTCAATTGTTCCGCTTGCCGTAGTATCTTTACCAGCCAATTCTGTTGCTGTTTCCACGTAATATGTCTCTGTCCATGCACTTGAATTCTCAACCATGCACAGTTGCTTCATCTTATATTCTTGTAGAGCAAAACCCTTAACTATTCTATCAAAGTTCTCTGCTCTTAAATCCTGTTCTCCTGTTGTATCTGCCATTTTATTTTAATACCCTTATCATGCCAGTAGCTCCTGTTCCAATTGTTTCCAATGCATATCCTACTGACCATCCTTTTTCTAGGTCTAATGTACTTGATAATGTTACTTGATTATCAGTTGCACTTGCACTAACATAATCTCCAATCTCACACTGTGTGGTTACACACTTCAATTGAACAATACAGTTAGTGTAAACTGCTATTGATGTCTGTCCATCATTAGCCACTTTTTCTGTTGCTGCAATACCAACTATTGGTCTGTCAACAGCAGTGCTTTGGATTACTGTCCTTGGACTAGTTAGTTCCATCACACTTCCTTTTGCAATACCAATTGCGTTATCACATGTATATCTTACTGGGTCTCCTTTGTTTCCTAAGAGCTCCACTATTATTGCTTCATCTGCCATTTTATTTATTTCTCCTTATTTATTTTTTTACTGGAAATAACATTTCATCATATCCAGTTCCTTTAAGCATGTTTCTTGCTGACTCAACTGATTTCTCTTCCTGTGTCTTCTCTACAATTGTTGCTCCTGCTTCTGCTTTGCCGCCAAGAATACGCCTAGCATCCATTTCTTCCTGTCTCTTAACCAAGTCTTCAGTTACCTTATTTGCTTGTTCTATTCTATCAGCTACTTTCTTTGCAACTTCTATCATATCTTCTTTTTCTGTTTCCATTTTGTACCCCTCATATATTTTTTATTAATATAAAAACAACACCAATAACAAAAGTAAGTGCTGTCACTGACGTCCACTTATTCAAAATTACTCTGCCATTCATATTAATCATATATTTTTCTACTTCTAATAATTTTTCATATATTGTTGTGTTTGTTATTACTACCATTTTAAATTATCCTTGCTCCAGGTGGTGGTGTTCCTACTGAACTTCCACGTCCTTGATTGTCTGTATAAATCCCTGTTGCTTGTTCCCAAGTGTTTACTGGATTTCCTGTCTCTGTTTGTGGCTGAGATGTTTCCTGTGTTTGTTCTGGCTGTGGTCTTATTCCCGGCTCAATATCTGGTTGTTTTTCTCCAGGTATCATTTTTCCTGGTATAGCTGGCTCACTAATTCCAGAGGTATTAAGCAGTCCAAAGTTTAGTGAACTTGGTGCTTCAGTAACTTTTGGTGTTGCAGGGCCTACTGTTTCTCCTCTGTCTATACCTCTTCCACCCATAAGTCTCCCAGCCGCTTCTTTACGTAGTTTAGTAACTGTACTAAAATCATATTTGCTATCTGAAACCATTTCCATAATATATGGGTCAGACATAATTTGTTCATCACTCATATCCATCATTAATGTTGATACTCTTAAGTCTTCTTTTCTTTCATAGTCTTTGCCTTTTTTAACAACTGCGTCTGTTGCTGTGTCAACAACCTCTTCTTCTAAGTTGCTTTTATCATAACCTACTTGCTTAACTGCGTCTTTCCATGTATCAACTATGTTATACATCCAGTTCTCTGGATTTGATGCGAACTCTTTTATATCTGGGTCACCAGCAATTTCTTCAGGTGTCATACCTTCTGCTTGCGTGGACAAATCTTTACCCAGTTGACTATTAACATTCTGCACGTCTTCAGCTTCTTTTTTAGCTTCTTTTTTAAGTTTTCTTCCTTCAGCTATAAGTTTTATTTCCTTGTCAATTGCTATGCCCACTCTCCAAGGAGTTGAAAATGTATCTTTACCTAAAAGTTTTGTTTCTTCATACCATTCATTAAATTCAACTAGACTTTCTTCCAACTTTTCTTCCATCTCCCAATTACCATCTTCTATAGCATCTTGAATCATATAATTCACTTCTCTATTAGTATCTTCATGTACGTTTCTACTTCCAAACCCACTCCATACAGCGCCAGAAAAAACAGTTCCAAGAGATAACATACCTAATATTGTTTTATAATTCCAGGGACTAACTTTAGTTACAGTTTTCATAATAATGTCATTATAAAGTTTTGCTGTGGCTTCATTTGCCATTTTACCACTTGGAAGAAGGTCGCCTGGTTTATAAGGCCCGCCTGCTTTTTCTATTTTTGCACCTATCCTATCTGCCTCCTTCATTACTTTAGTTGCCTGTCTTGTATGTTTAAGTGATTTGGTAGTAATAGATGCTGCTTCTTTACTAGTTAACTTAGTCAATCCTTTAACACCAAGTTTAAAAAGTCCTTTAGCAGCGCTTTTAACTATTCCGCCAACTGACGTAATCATCATTATATCACCAGCATCAATTTCTGAAACCAGACCACTTTCATCTAGTGTTACTGGTCTAGCACCACCTTGTCCGTCATCAGTAAGACCAT